ATGCCAAGAACCTTACGCGGGTCGGCGACGCATCGAAGTTCGAGACGATCATCGGCGACCCGGGCGACGGGCAGTCGCCCAGTTGCTCGATCCACGACGAATATCACGAGCATGCCGACGACGGTCAGGTCGACACGATGCGGACCGGTATGGGCGCACGCGACCAGCCGCTGCAGGTGTTGATCACCACGGCCGGCGACAATCTTGCCGGGCCCTGTTACGCGGCGGTCCAGGAGGAGAGGGACAAGCTCGCCGGCATTGGCCACAATGGTGGCCCGCCGCTCGAGGATGAGACATTCTTCGTCGAGTACACGATCGACGAAGGGGACGACTGGAAGAGCGAAGCGGCGCTTCGCAAGGCCAATCCCAATTACGACGTGTCGGTCTCGGCCGACTTCCTGCTTGCGCGGCAGCGCGACGCGATCGCGACGCCGCGCAAGGCGGGGATTTTCAAGACGAAGCACCTCAACCTGTGGGTGGCGGCGAAGGCAGCCTTCTTCGACATTGAGGCGTGGCGCCGGTGCTCGAGCGAGGATATTCCGGTCCAAGGCCGCGAAGCGATCATGATCGAGCGATTGCTCGGCCGACGTTGCATTGCGAGTCTGGACCTTGCGTCGAAGGTAGATATTGCTGCGCTGGAGTTGCTGTTTCCACCGATCGGCAAGAAGGCGACGATAGACGATCCCTATATCCGGATCGGGTTCTATTTCCTTCCATCGGAGACGGTGCTGAAGGTGGCGGCTTACCAAGGCTGGGATGCGCAAGCGTTGCTCGAGGTAACCGACGGCGAGATCATCGATTACGATGAGATCGTCGAGGTGCTGCGAACGGTTCGCGGACTCTTCCAGCTCGAGCAGGTGGCGTACGATCCCCATCAGGCGACCTACCTGGTCACGACGATGCAAAAGGAAGGCTTTCCGGTCGTCGAGTACCGGCCGATCGTGCTCAACTTCAGCGAGCCGATGAAGGAGCTCGACGCGCTTACCCGCGCCGGGACCATAGAACACGGCGGCTGCCCGGTGATGGAATGGCAGATCAACAACGTGGTCGCGCAGCCTGACGCGAAGGACAACGTCTACCCGCGCAAGCCGCGCGACGAGGCCAAGATCGACAATCCGGTGGCGCTGATCGCGGCGCTGGGCGTCGCCATGAAGGAGGAAGAAGAGATGGTCGCGACTTCCCCCTGGGACGATCCCGAATATTCGCTCAGCGGCGCCGATGAAGGGCTCGCCGGCTGATGGGTCTTATGGACCGCGCGCTCGGCGCGCTCGGAATTGTGCCCCCGATGGCGGAACAGCGCTCGCTCGAGGATCCAAGCTTTCGCCTCAGCGACAACCCCGAAGCGCTGCTGCAGATCCTCGGCGCGCTCGACAAGAATAATTCGCTGCCGCAGGTTTCGATCGAGGCGGCGCTGCAGGTCCCGGCGGTCATGTGCATCGTCGCATTCCTGTCGCGCACGCTGGCGGCGCTGCCGCTCCACACCTTCAAAGCGGGCGACAACGGCGAGCGGGTCAAGGATCCGGCCGCGCAGCTGCTCTCTTTCGCGCCGAACGAAGAAGAGACCAGCTTCGCGTGGCGGCAATATCATTGGCAGCAGGTCTTTACCGGCGGGCGCGGGTGCAGTTGGATCGAGCGTGACGGCCGCGGCAAGCCGGTTGCGATCTGGCCAATGGATCCGGGACTGACGACGGTCATCCGACGCAACGGCCGCAAGATCTACAAATTCGATGGACGCGATTATGCCGCGACGGACGTGATCGACACGCCGTTCATGCCGAAGCGCGACCGCCTCGGCAGCTACAGCCCGATCGTAAAATGCAACAAGGCGATCAGCCTGGCCATAGCGATGGGCGATTTCGCTGGCGGGTTTTTCGCCAGCGGCGGCGTTCCCCCGCTTGCTCTCGAGGGGCCGCTGCCGAGCGGTCCCGACGCGTTTAGGCGCGCGCAGAGCGATATCCAGCGGGCGATCGACCTGGCAAAGAAGTCGGGGGCGCCGTTCTTCGGCATGCCGGTCGGCCACACGCTAAAGCCGATCGGCGTCGAACCCGGCAAGGGGCAGATGGTCGAAGCTCGCCTGTTCCAGATTCAGGAGATGGGCCGGATCTGGCAGATGCCGCCGGTTTTCGTCGGTGACCTGTCGAAAGGCACCTTCAGCAACACCGAGCAGCAGGACCTGCAGCTGGTGAAGCACAATGTCGGCCAGTGGGCCAAGGCGTTCGAGGACGAAGTTACGCTGAAACTATACGGCTGGCGTGGCCCCTCGCGCCGGGTGAAGCACAATCTCGACGGGCTGCAGCGCGGCGCGTTCAAGGACCGCATCGAAGCGCTGGCGCGTGCAATCCTGACCGGGCAGCTGATGCCCGACGAGGCCCGCGCGCTGGAAAACCGGCCACCCGATCCGAACGGACACGGCAACAAGCTCTACGTCCAGCAGGCGACGGTCCCGCTCGGCACCGTCGCGGGCCCGGGACACAATGGCGGACCGCCGATCGCCGACGATACGAACAAGGAGGGCACCGATGGAGCCGAACAAACCGACGACTGATCAACGAGAGCGGCGGCAGGTCGACGCCAGCCTGGAAATACGCGCGGTCGGCGAAGACGAAGGCGGCCAGGTGGCGAAGGGCTATGCGTGCCTGTTCGACAACGAGACCGATATCGGCGGCTACTGGCTCGAGAAGTTCGCTCCCGGCGCGTTCGCCAAGTCGCTGGGCGAGCGTGACGTCGTCGCGTTGCATAGCCATGACGGCGGGCGCCCGGTCGGGCGCAAGAGCCGCGGCACGTTGCGCATCGCGGAAGACCAGCGCGGCCTAGCGTTCGAAAACGACTTGCCCGACACGCAGGACGGTCGCGACCTCAGCGTCCAGATCGACCGCGGCGACATCGAAGCGATGTCGTTCGCGTTCCGCGCGGTTAAGGAGGAGTGGGACGAGACCGGAGACACGCCGCTGCGGACCGTGCTGGAAGCCGAGCTCTACGAGATCACCTACACGGCGTTTCCCGCCTATCCCGACACGAGCGTGGGGAAGCGGTCGCTCGAGCACTCCCGCCAGGAGCGCCGGGAGCACAATAAAGCCGGTGCATGCACCCGGATCTCCGCGCGCCGCGCCCGCCAGGCGCACGCGGAACGGGGCATTCGCCCCGAATAATCACCGGGCCCAGCCCGAGGAGGCGAGCGCAGCACGCTTCGCCCTTGTCCGCCCGCCGATTCCCGGCGGGTTTTTCATGTCCAGGAGACAATCATGACCCTCAAGGAAATGCAGGAGAAGCGCGAAAAGCTCGTCTCCGACGCGCGCGCCGCTCTCGACGCGATCACCACGAATACTGACGACGCCCGCGCCGCGGAACTCGACCAGCGCCACGACACGATCATGGGTGAATTCGACACGCTCGAGAAGCAGATCGCCCGTGAAGAGCGCCTCGCTGCCGCCGAGAGCGCGGCTGAAGCGCGTCGTGCCGCTCTCCGGCCGAAGGGCCGCGACGGCGAAGCGCTGGGCATCGATGGTGAAGACGAAGGCGATGCCTCCGACAACGAACAGCGCCAGGCCGACTATCGCGACGCTTTCTACGCCGCGCTGCGTGCCGGCGGTGAGCTCGGCGCTCTCGAGCCCGAACAGCGCGCGCTGCTGCGCCAGGGCTATGTCGAAAACCGGACGCAGACCGCCGGCGCCGACGCTGCGGGCGGCTATACCGTGCCGACCGAACTCGCCAAAAAGATCGTCGAGACGATGAAGGACTGGGGTCCGATGTACGATCCCGGCGTCACCGACGAGATGATCACGAGCTCGGGCAACCCGTTCGATATCCCGACCAACGACGACACCGGCAATTCCGCGGCGGCGCTGGCCGAAGCTGCTGACGTACTCGATGACGACAGCGGCGACCTGGTATTCGGCGAAAAGAGCCTGTCCGCCTATGTCTACGCGACGCCGTGGCTCAAGCTGAGCTTCGAGTTGCTGCAGGACTCGGCGTTCAACCTCGAGGCATTCGTCGGCAGCAAGCTGGGCCAGCGCCTCGGCCGGATCGCCAACGCCAAGCTGACGGTCGGAACCGGCGTGGGGCAGCCCAACGGCATTGTCACCGCGTCCTCGCTCGGCAAGACCGCCGCGGCGATCGCGGCGATCGCGGCCGATGAGATCATCGACCTGCAGCATTCGGTCAATGCGGCCTATCGCCGCAGCCCGAAATGCGGGTTCATGTTCGCCGACACCACGCTCGCGGCGATCCGCAAGCTGAAGGACGGTCAGGGCAATTACCTGTGGCAGATGGGCGACGTCCGCGTCGGCGCGCCCGATCTGATCCTGGGCAAGAAGTACCACGTCAACGACGATGTCCCGCCGATCGCGACGGGCAACCGTGCGGTGATCTTCGGCGATCTGGGCGCCTACATGGTGCGCAAGGTCGGCAATCCGCTGATCGGTACGGTGCGCGAGCGCTTCTGGCCCAAGGTCGGCATGGCCGGCCTGATCCGTTTTGACGGCCAGCTGACCGACAGCGCCGCGGTGAAGCACCTCAAGCTGGCCTGATAGGTCAAACGTGAAAGCGGGCGGGGCATTGCCTCGCCCGCCTTTTCTCCGAGCGCCGCGACCCGGCGTTCGGAGAAGAGCAATCGAAGAAGGAAATCATCATGCGCGTCACAATGTTGGCAAGTCTTTGCGGTCCAGATTATGCACTTGCCGCGGGCGACGAACACGATTTCGACGAAGGCGAGGCGCAGCGATTGATCGCCGCCGGCTTCGCTGAGCAATCCGTTCCTGTTGCAAAGGCGCCCTCGACAGGTGCCAAGCCCGCCAAGAAGTCGGCCGCGAAGTAAGGCGAGCGGATATGTGGGCCTCGCCGATCACCGTCGCTGCGCCGGCGGTGGAGCCGGTCGATCTTGCTTCGGCGAAGGAGTTTCTGCGCATCGATGTCGGTGACACGTCGTTCGACGTTGAGTTGGCGGCGACGATCGCCGGCATACGGAGCGAGATCGAGCGGATATCGTCGACGCGGCTGATTACGCAGACGCTCGAGCTGTCGGCCGACAGTTTCGCGGATCTCGCCCGCCTGCCGATCGGACCGGCACAGTCGATCGACTCGATCGAGTACCAGGACGCCGCAGGCGCGCTGCAGGCGATCGCGCCGGCGGATGTCGAGCTGACCGGCGCGTGCCTCGAACAGGGCATTCGCCCGATCGCGGGCAAGACCTGGCCGAGCGGCGCGGTTCGTGCGAGCAGCATCCGCGTCACGATAAAGGTCGGTTATGGCGACGATCGCGAGGCGGTGCCGGAAGACCTCACGATCACGCTCCTGCGCGGCATTCGCGCCACGTTCGACGATTATGCGATCGATCTGGCGCCGATGCTGACCAATCATCGGATATGGCTATGAAGCGGCCGCGGACGCGCGATCGAAACCGGCAGCTCCGGATCGAGCGACCGATCGCAGACCCTTCATTCACCGGCGCGGGATCGGGCAGCTGGGAAAAGGTCGACGACGTTCGCGCCAGCGTCCTGGACGTGCTGCCGAGCCGTTCCGAACGGCTTGCGGACGGAATCAATTTGGCGACGCGGCCTGCACGGGTGCGGATGCTATTTCGCGAGGACGTGAAGCCCGACATGAGGTTCGTCATGGGCGCGACGATCGTCGACGACGTCGTCGTCGACTACAGCGCCGCGCGGATCATGCAGATCGTATCGGGCCCGGCCGAACTCGGACGCCGCGAAGGGATCGAGTTCATGGTCGAAGATTACAGCGCTGCCGGAAACGCAGCCTGATGCCGACGGTGAGTGGACGGGCAGAGGTCCGGCAATTCATCCAGCGCACCCCGGCCGAGCTTGAGGAGAAGGTCCTTCGCGGCGCGGCGCGCGCTGCAGCGAACGTCGTGGCCAACGAAGCGAAGGAACGAACGCAATCGAAGGAGGTTCGCGGTGCGATCAAGGTTTCCACGCGCAAGCCCGAGGGCGGGCGCATCATCGCCAAGGTGCAGGTTCGCGGACCGGGCGCGTATCTTGCCCCCTGGGAAGAATATGGGACGTCGCCGCATCTGATCAGCGTCGACGAGAGCCAGCGCAATGGCATGAGCATAGGGCGGATCAATAAGCTCGCCAAACAACCGGACAGCAATCATTCGCTTGTGATCGGCGGCAAATTCGTTGGCGCTACGGTGCTGCATCCCGGCGCGCGGGCGCATCCGTTCCTGCGACCAGCGCTTGATATCAAGGAGACCGAGGCAATCGGAGCGGCGCAGGCGTACATCGCGGCGCGGGTGACGCGATCGGGAATTCTCGGCGGACCGGAAGCGGACGCGGCATGACGACCGGGGTCGACATCATCGGTACGCTGCTGGGTGCCGATGGGGAGGTCCTCGCGCTGGTGCCAGCCGAACGGATCAAGGCCGGGAGGTTGCCCGATGGTGTCGTGCTGCCGGCACTGCTGGTGAAGGCGACGAGCACGACGGAGCGCCAGACGCTGAAGCGCGCCGCGAAGACGCGCACGATCGATCGCGTGTCGGTGACGGTTCGCGCAGGAAATTATCAGGATCAGCGGCGCGCGATCGCGCTGGTGACGAAATGCTGCGCGGGCCTGACGGGCAATATCGGCGGCGGATTGCGCGTCTCGATCCTCACCGCAGGGACCGGCCCCGAGCTGGACGGTCCGGCCAACAGTTACGAGCGAACCCAAGATTTTCGCGTCAGTTACGACGCGGTCTGAACCCGACCAGGAGGCAAACATGAGCGACCCCAAAAAGCGCGCCGAGATCATCAGTTCATTTACCGATCGCGGCACCGGCAAGAGCTACACTGCAGGCACCAAGCCGCTGATCGAATCGGGCGCGTTCGGCAATTATCTGGCCGCAGGACTCGTCCGCGCGGCCGCGATCGCCGAGGCCAAGTCAAAGCCTGCGAGCAAGCGCAAGGCCACGCGCAAGCCCGTGCGCGGTGTGTCCGCGCCAGCCGCTGCGCCGGCAGCATCCGTTTCCGCTGAAGCCACCGATTTGAGCGCCGCGCGCGCCGATCGCGGCAGCGACTGACATTCCGCCCGAAGGATCGGGCTGAATACCCGCCGGCCAAGCCGGCTCGCCACCAAGGAGAACTATCATGGAAACCACTACCGCGGCGGGCTCGACGCTTGCCATTTCCGCCGCTTCGCCGGTCACCGAAGACGCCGCTGGCTACGCCGCACTGGCATTCACCGAGATCGGCCAGATCGAAAAGATCGGCGCGCTCGGTGCCGTGTTCAACAAGGTCGAGTTCCAGCCGCTCAAGGGGCCCAAGCAAAAGCACAAGGGTTCGGTCGATTACGGTTCGTTGGCACCTTCGCTGGCGTACGATTCCGCCGATGCTGGCCAGACGCTTTTGCGCACCGCGGCCGATGACGCGACGTCGACGCTCTATGCGTTCGAAGTCACCTATCCGACCGGTGCCAAGCGCTATTTCCAGGGCCGTGTGTTCGGCTTCCCGGAAAATGTCGACGGTGCCGACACCGTCCTGATGGCGGCTCCGACGATCGAGATCTGCACCGAGATCGTCAAGGTTCCCGCAGCCTAACCCCGTTCCGGCATCAGCCGGTTCAATCCCTATTCCGGCAACAGCCGGATCACTGGCATCGGTCCTCGCCCGTCGCGGTCGAGCGAGGGCCGGTGTATCCTTACCGCGAAAGGTAGATTACCATGTTCGATATCACCACCGAAGCCGTCGCCGACACGGCCACCATCCACGTCAAGAATGCGCAGGGCGAGCTGCTCTATGCCGATGCCGATCGCACCAAGCCGGTGCAGATCGTCGTCTTCGGCCCCGGCAGCAAGGCCTATGGCCTGGTCGAAGCGCGCCAGTCGACGCGTGCGGTCAAGCGCATGCAGGATAACGACGGCAAGATCACGGTCGCGCCGCTCGAAGAGCGTATTCGCGAAACGGCCGAGGATCTCGCCGCGCTCACCGTCCGGTTCGAAAACTTCAGCTACCCGCCCGCAGGCAAGACCGAGGGTGCCGAGCTGTTCGCCGCTGTCTATGCCGACCAGAAGATCGGTTTCATCGCAAAGCAGGTGTCGAAGTACCTGGCTGACTGGGGAAACTTCAAAGCCGGATCGGCCGTCACCTAACTCTGTTCGTGCGGCAGATGGCGTGGCTTCATGCTGCTCCGAAGCCGCCCGAAGGCACGAGGCGGGCGAAGGCGGCGGCTCCGGCCAAAGCGCTCACCCGTCTCGAGCGGATGAAAAAGGACGGCATCGCTCCCAAGATGCCGTCCAATCCGGCCCCGCATATCGTCGCGCGGCTGATCGAGATCGGCATCACCGAAACGACGGGCATGGGTCCGGCCCCGCTGTCGTGGCGCGAGATCGATGCGTGGCAGCGCAATACGGGCGTCCCGTTGCCGCCTTGGGAGGCGAGGCTGCTGCGCCAGCTGTCGCTGTCATACATTGCTGAGAGCCGGAGGGCCGAAGACGAAACCTGCCCGCCTCCCTGGCGCGCCGAAGTGACGCAGCGCGAGCTGGACGTCGCGGAGGAGAAGCTGCGGTTGGTGCTCGGGTGAATAACCGTATATTTGTCTCGACTCGGCATGAGGGGGACACTGTATGCGCGCGACATTTTTGGTCTTTGGTCTTCTGGCTACGTCGGCCATGGGGCAGGTCACTCCCGATAATTGGGAGCAGTTTGAAGACTGGACTGTCCTCCAAGGCCC